CAGCAGCGGCCTCGTCGGCGGCCGCATCGGCAGCGGCGGCGTCGGCAGCGGCCTGATCCTCGGCGGACATGGTCTCGTCGGAAGGCTGCTCAGTGCCCTCGGTGGCGGCAGCGTCGCCCTCGGCGTTCTGGGCAGCAGCCTCCTCGTAGGGAGCAAGGTCGATGTCGTAGGGCAGGCCCTCGGGCATCGGGTTAACGGTGATCTCGGCGTTGTTGCGATACTCCTCGAACCAGGTGGAGAAGTTCTGGGAGGCGTTGCTCTGCTCCATGTAGGTCAGATACTCCTGGAACTCGGTCGGCAGCTGGTCAACCGACGTGATACCGCCCTCGGGAACCTCGTAGACATCGGTCACCTTGATGATGTGGTAACCGTACTCGCTCTTCACGGGAGCAGCAACGATCTGATCCTTCTCAAGGCCGGCCAGAGCGTCCTGGTACTCGGTGACGAAGGTGCTCAGCGCGTCCCAGCCCACATCGCCGCCGTTAGCAGCGGAGCCGGTGTCGGTGGAATACTGGGAGGCGGCATCCTCGAAGGAGATCTCGCCGGCGTTGATCTGATCGAGCAGCTCCTGGGCGCGGGCGGCCAGAGCGGCGTCGTCCTCGCCTTCCTCGGCGGTCAGCAGGATGTGGCTCGAGCGCTTAGCGCCGTTGAACTGCTCGCTCATGGCCTGGGCCTGGGCGAGCGTAGCGTCGTCGCCCTCAGCCTCGGTATCCTGGGCAGCCACGGCCTCGGCGAGCTTCGTCTGAAGCAGATTCGGGCGAATGACGTCCTCGATGTAGGACTCCTCGGTCATGCTGGACGCCTCGAGAGCCTCCTGGAAGGCCTCATCGGACTCGAACATCGCCTTGGTCTCATCCAGGGCAGCGTCGATGTCGGCCTGCTCGACCGTCACGTTGTACTCTTTGGCAGCCTGGTCGTAGAGATCCTGGTTGACGTAGTAGTCAATGACCTCTTCGCGCACGGACTCGGGGGTGTAGCCGTTGGCGACCATCCACTCGCCCCACGCCTCATCGGACTCCAGCGAGCTGGAGGTGCGGAAGTTGGCGATGTAGTCGGTGACCGTCTGCTCCATAATTTCCTGGCCGTTGACCGTGGCAGCCACTGCGCCGCCGCCGGCGCCATTACCGCCGCAGCCCACGAGACCGGCGCCGAGAGCGACGCAGAGCGAAACCGCTCCCACGCTCTTCAGAGCAGAGCTCTTGAACGAGGCAAATTTCATGTGTCCTCAACCTTTCATGACATTGCGTCAGCCCTATTGCCGGCGCAGGCTCATCGAGCGCGCTCCCACTCCCTCCGCGGGACTCCCGCCCTTCCTTCATGAGCGCTAACTGAATGTTGCAACCCTAGCGTAACGTTCTTTAACGTTTCGTAAGGTCAGGGAGCTATTATTTCAATGCGCGCGCACCGTATAAAGCGAATTACTTAGTCCACACACGGTGTCAACAATAATCGCACATACCTGTAAAGTTCCTGAAAGGATTCCTTAAAACCTGAGGTGAAGGGTCATTTTCCAGGTGCCTGCCGGAACCGCAGTATCAACAAAAAAACGACCGCCCGAAGACGGTCGTAGAACATGTGGTGGAGCTTATGAGAAAAACGGCGAACTCCACCAATACCGCCACCCGCGCGGCTATCCAACTCGATACTTGCATTGTAAGGGTATCGAAAAACTGGTTTGTTGTCGTTGGAACGTGCCAGAAATAGCCATTTCTGGTGTTTGCAAAACACCAGATGGGCGGCTTGCTGTAAGCCCGTATAACGGCATAAAGCGGGGCACCCCTTGTCAGGGTACCCCGCTTGAACACTAATAAGAAAGCTTCTGGCCGGGGTAGATCGTATAAGGTGCCCCAATGCCGTTCTTGCTTGCGATGGTGTGCCAGTCGATGCCGAGCGAAGCGCCAATCTCGCTGAGCGTGTCGCCGCTCTTGACGGTGTAGACGCGCGCAGAGCCAACGCCCGCCCTCTGGTTGACGATTGCCTGAACCTCTTTGAAGCGGTCGCCCAGAACGTCGCTGCGCGTCGGCACAACGCCGAACATTCCGCGCTCCACATCGTCTGCGAGCTGAGAATCGGAAGCGCCGTCAATGTAGTTGATGAGGTCTTGCACCTCTTGGTAACGGTCGCCGAGCTTTTCGCGGCGCTCATCATCAACGCCATACTCGCCGCGCATGACCGCCGCTGCAAGGTCAAGCGTCGTGCCCTCCGGCGAAGGCTCGGCGACCTCTGCGGGCGGAACGTCGGGAGCTGCCGCGCCGGACGGGTTGGCGAACTTGCCCCACGCTTCGCGCGTCATATAGGCGATATCGAGATCAAGCGGCGCGTTGAAGCCATCGAGACGGCCATTCGAAGTGTATTGGTGGATTGCGCAGCTACCCCAAGCGCCGAATCCGCCATCGGGAAGCCACGGCGAAGATTGGTAGCCGGTGCGGTTGTTGTTGGCGTACTGCGCAACCCATAGCGCGTGATTCGGCGCGATCTTCGACCAATCCTCTTCGGTGCAAACGCTACGGCTCATGTAGACGATGCAGCGAACGCCGGTCTGATCGTAGACGTAATCGAGGAACTGCTTTGCCTTGTCGGTTCCTATGCGCCCGTACATCTCATAATCGAGAACGGGAATACCGTTGCCGAAGTAGTTACGGCAGCTTGCGACGAAATGCTTAGCCTGAGCGATGGGGTCTTCTCCGTTCATGAAGTGATAGAAGCCCCAGAGCTTGCCGAGCTTGATAGCCTGCTGAATCCACGGGTCGCAGGTGTTGTGAACGATAGTGGTTCCCTCGGTCGCCTTGCAGATAACGAAATCGCAAGGCACCTGCGCGAGGTCAAGCCCGCGCTGGTAGTTGGAAATGTCAATGCCGTTGAGTGCCATAGAAGCCCCCTCTGATGCAGTAGAAGTAATGAAAATCGACCTTCTCTAGCTCTTCGAGCGTGAAGGCGCGCGCCGAGTTCCCGGCGCTCGCCGGGTCGCGTATCCAGTAGCCGTCATCGTCGGCGCGCCAGATCAGCACGACGTGCCCGCCGTAGTCCCTATCGCCTAGCGTTCCGCTCATGCCAGCGAAGGCAAGCCATCCGTCAGACACGTTCTGAAGGACGGGCGCGAGATCGTAAGAAATCGGCGTGCTCTCGATGCCGTATTCCGGGTAATGCTCGGCAATCCACGCGCAGAACTTGCCGGGGTCGTTCACGCCATCGGTAAGGCAGGCGTCGCCCACGAACGATGCGAGCGTGAGCGGCGTAATGTCCTGAAGCGTCATGTATTTGATAGCCATAGCGGCGCACGTAAGGCCGCAGCCGTGGTCGCCGATGGTGCCGCCCGCATAGGGTATGTAGTCCCATTGCGGGTCTGTCTGAAGCCATAGCGGCATGCTGTTACCCTCGGCAATCGGCCTATCGACAACGATTGCTAGGCGGTCTTCCTCAGCCGCCGCGTATCCCTCTTCGCGCGCTTCAGCGAGCGCGCCCGCGTCGCTCTCGATATGGCCGACGATGAGCCAGCCGCAGAAGAGCATTGACGCGAGCGCGCCGGAAAGCACGAGGGCGACAGCCTTTAGCCTACTCATCGCGCTTCGGCTCGGTGTATGTGAGCGCTTGCGCGGAATCGCCCACGCCAGCCGTGGTCGGGTCAGTCACGATGCCCAGAATCGCGAGCACGGCGAAAAGCGCGTTGATGATCGCTGCCAACTGCTCGTTCAGAACGCCGAAGTCCCACTGATAGCCGAACGGCGCGGCGACAACCTGCACGAGCAGCAGAACAGCGGGAATGAGGGTCAGCCAAAACGTCTTGTTCTTGATTCGTGCGGTGAAGTTAATCATTTCAGTTCTCCTTTTCATAGATGAGGTCTACGCGGTCGTAGATGTGATCGACCTTGTTTGCCATGTCGTGCGAGTGCTCGCGCGATTCCCTGATTTCGTCGTGCAGCGCTTCAGTGGAAGCCCTGAGAGATTCCATAGCGGCTTGCAGCCCTTCCGAAATGTTGTTGCTTCGCTCCATCTGCGCAGCGATACGGCCTTCCATCTCCGAGCGCTCGCGGTCGCGCTGCGCGCGCTCGTTGAGTTCGTCGCGCTTGCGCTCTTCGCGCTTCAGCTCTAGCTCTGACTGTCGCGCCGCGTTTCGCTCTTCAAGCTCCGCCTTGCGCTCGTTGTTGCGCTGGTACTCGTTAAGCAGCTGCTTTGCGAGGATTCCGAAGCCGATAGCGATAAGGAACGCGAAGAACCATTCGGCACCGAACGCCGCTGCATGGTCTAAAACGCTCTCCGCCACGTCAGCCCTCCGTCACCTCTCGCCAGACGGTTTCGGTGCCGACAGCCCCCGGCTCCCATACGTTGTTGGCAACGAGGGATTCCCAGACCTTGCCGTTGTGCTTCACGCGGGCACCGAGCGGGTAGGGATTCGTAGAATCGGGCTGCACCCATTCGGGCACTTCCTCTGTCGGCGTGTCGGGCGTTCCGGCTTCAAGCACCTTCGCCCAAAGGCTCGGCGCTGCCGTGGGCGACCAATCGGGCTGCGAAGTGTGAGCCTGAAGGCACGTGTAAAGCACGCCCTCGAAGCGCACGCGCTCGCCCTCGGCGTAGGCGTGGCCGTCTCCGTCCCACTCTGCGAAAAGCGCAGGGCACTTCGCCGCCACGTCGCTAGAGAGCGACGGCGCTTG